ACAAGGCCATAACCAAATCGGATAGAGTAAATCCGCAGCCTGCTTTTCGGGTTCTTCATCTGGTAGAAAACCAGAGTCAGCTTAGAAGTGTTCTCAAACACTTCCTCAGTGGTAAATTCCTCCCGGTCATTATCTCTGAACTCAACTTTCTGTCCCTGGTCACTTACAATGTCAAAGTTCACAGGGTAATTCTCACCAAAGTTGATAGTGATACCACGAAAGTCAGTAGGAAGGATGTTCAGATTGATGGTCAAGGAAAACTGACCATCAGAAATCAGGTTGTTGCTGACAAGTCCCGTATCGTAGTAACCTCCTGCGGAAGTACCTCTGGGAAGAAAGAACATAGACCCGTCAACCTTCGTGAAGTTTTCTTCAAGGGTTGCATAGATGGTGTCATCTGTTTTCTTCCCAAAGATGTTGCTGGTGTTACTGTATCGGGTGAAGTTACCCTTTTCGATACGGGCTTTTGCCTGCGCTTCCTGATTGACCAGACCGAAAG